ACTTTTGCACCAGCACCGCCACCAGCAACTACCATATAATCTACTGTTTCTGAACCAGCAGCATTACCTACTGAGCAAACGGTAAAAGTACCGGGGCCTGTAAATTTATGAATTTTATAATTTCCACAAGTAGTAACAGTATTTCCACCTGTAGCCACTATGAATTTAGCAGCAACACCACCAGCACCAAATCCTAAGACTTGATAACCAAAACTTTTTGTTTTTGGTTTTTTATTTTTTCGATTGCGTCTTGGTGAAGTTATTCCAAAAGGGTTTTCAAAATCTTCCATGTCTACTCCTAAGCGTCGTTAGCCAAGTCTGTAGTGAAGAATAATCTTAACCCTAATACTCTTGCGTCAGCACTAAAAGTATCACTACCATCAGCTGCATCTCTATATAGTTGAAAATATGTTTGTTCGCCGTCACCAGCATTTGAAATTGTTACTGCACTACTTTCAGAAGTAATTTGTTGATCTTCTACTGTTCCTATTCCAGCGTCTGTAACTTCAACAGCAGTTCCATAAGCAACGTCGATAGTATCACTATCCCCACAAGATACTCCTTGTACTCCAAAAATACAGTTTCCTGTGTTCGTACTACCAGGTGTCCAATAAACTTGATATGTTACTGTGCCTGCATTCCAAGATTTAGGAAAACCAACTGAAAATTGTGCATATTCAGCTGTACTTGCATCAAAATCTAAAACTTTCATATCAGGTCTTGTTGCTGTTGTTTCTACTTGTTGTGCATCAGCTCCATTAGTTGTTGCTCCATACATAGCAGAAGCTGGAACCCACATTGTTTCTTTACCAGCAATTTTAATTGCGCTGCTATTATCACCAGCGTCTGTAGCTTTAGCTACCCCTGTTCCATTTGGAGCAATTGAAATATCTCCATTAGCTGCATCTGTTATTGTAATAGTTCCTGAACTTGAACCTTCGTTTGTAGATAAAATTAAATCGTGAGCACCTTTAGAAGTAACTGTAGCATTGGCGGAAGATGTACCTACCGTAATAACTCCACTGCCAGCAGGTTTTAATTGAAGATTAACATTAGTTTCTCCATTTGCTGCAATAATTGGACCTGCTGTTCCAGTTGCGGCATTCGTTATTTTAATTTCATTGACCGCGGAACTCGCGACACCAAAAGTTATTAATTCATTCGCATTACTATCAGCAATATATTGACCATCCGTAAAACTCATAGCAACATCTTTTGATGCATCAATAATATCTGTTCCGTTGTGATAACAGAAAGTTGTTACTGGTGCGCTTGATTTATTTTGAGGAAGAGCTCTTAAAACTACTCCTGTTTGAGAAGTAACTTTAAAAGTTAATGAATAACTAGATCCACTTCTATTTGTTTTATCAACAACTAAATAACCTTTTTCGATATTAGCTGCTGGTGAACCTGCTTGTGCTGGAACGTTAACAACTCTATTACCTGCTAAAGTTCCTGTAAATTCTAAAATATAATTTCTTGCGTTGGAGCTTGATCCACTTGACATAGCAAGTGTAACATCAGCTGATGCCACATCAATAGATATATAGCCCCATGTTTCAGCAATTAAATCTAAATTGGTATTAGTTTTTGTACCCCATGTACCGGCATTTTCACCTGTTGCCTGTAATTCGATACCTAAATTATTATATGTCGAAGCCATTTATTTTTTTCCTTATGGTGTATCAACATCACTATACGTGACATTTGAACCGGTTGCAACACTTGAATACGATAAATTAGAACCCGTGTCAATATCGGAAAAGGCGATTATTCCACCTCCACTAGCAGTGGTTAAATCAGCTACAGAAGCTGTCGCAGAGACTCCAGTAAGTCCCATAACCATCGCAGTTGGAGAAATTGATCCCACACTTGCAGTTGAAGAAACACCAGATAATCCAACAGCCATTTCTGTTGGAGAAATTGATCCAACACTTGCTGTCGCAGAAACTCCCGTAACATCAATTAATTCAACAGAAGCAACTGTAATAGATCCTACAGATGTAGTTGCTGAAACTCCTGTGGGAAACTCAATCCATGCAAAACCAAGTGAACCAACAGAAGCAGTTGCAGACTGTCCGCTTAATCCTTGAACATGATCAGCACCATTATTAATTGATAAAGATCCTAGTGAAGCAGTAGCGCTTACCCCAGTTGGGATTTGTGTAGATGAATAATTAATATTAGGGCTTCCAACAGAAGCTGTTGCTGAAACTCCGGTGGGAACTTCTCCAATTGCGTAATTAATAGTATAAGATTCCCATGCTCCATGACCCCATGCATTATATCCCCATGCATTTGGACCACTAAGCGCGGACATAGAATCTGGAGCAGTAAGTTCGACGGTTTCATCCGCCATCGTGCCCCAAGCACCATCATTCCATGATTTGGCACCCCAGCCAGACCAGACTCGGGTAGCATTACCCCAGTAGCCTTGGTTCCAGTCTAAACGACCCCATCCTGAAGTAGTAGACATAAGGAAGTCCTCCTTACGCTATTCTTAGGATAGCATCCGAAGCGTCGGCTGTTGGAAATTGAATTGTGAAAGTTCCGCTAGAAACTGTTTTATCTCCACCAAATGCAACTGCACAAACTGCATCAGTTGTTCCACTCCCTGTACCAGTTGTAGTGTTGTAAATTAAACATGCATTAGCGGTAAATGAAGCACTCGTCCATGATACATCAGAAAAATCACAATACGCTGTAGTTCCGCTTGAAGTTGGAGTAACGCTTGTAAGCGTTTTTCCTCCAGCTGTATAAGCTGTTCCTGATGTATTTGTAATTTCATTACCCGTTGCATAATCTGTTGTTGATGCTCCGAGAGTTGCTGAACTTGTATACATTGCAATTTTGAATGTATCACCAGTAGAAGCGGTGAAATTATGTTCACCTTTTAAAAGTTCTACTTTAAAACTTGTACACACTGCTGATGTATTTGCCATAATTTACTCCTAATTTATTGAGGCGGAGATTCGATTGGTATACGAACTGTTCCATCCGTGTAATCGTCTCTTCGTCTACGTCCTATTTGCATTGCTGCAAATTTCTCTATCTCCTGTTTATACTTGTTTTCATAAAGTGTCAACATATCCATTGGCCCTTTTAAAAAGCCATATGTTTCAGCTAAACAACAATATAATAGCCCTTGCGGGAAGTTTAAACTAATAAAATTAGTACCTGATCCCTCTAATATCGATTGTACTATATTATAGTGAATTTGAAATGAAAAAGTAGCTGAAGGCGTAGGAGCCACCATAAAACGGCCAGATGTCGTATCTGAGAGGCCTGTTGCTCCTCCGAACATGGCATAGTATTTAGGAGTGCCTTTAGAAGTGTTATCGGGTTTATATTCATTTAAAAATGTCTGATCTCTTTTCAAGAGCCATGTGTTATCCCCAGTAATAGTTCCATCGGTTGCGGTATAAACTTGAATTCCTCTAATAAATAAACATCCAGCAGGACAATTATAAGTTTGTTGTCCTACAATTAAAGATGCACTTTGTTGTTTACGATCTGCGTCAATCGGCACATCGTACATAATTCTTTGTTGAGCATTTAAAATAATGTTTTCTAAAATATCACTTGTAAGAACCGTATCACCTACTTCGGTGTAATCCTTAATCATTGTTTTTAATGTTGTTGCGCTTATTCCTGACATTATCCTATCTCCTTATCTCCTTACAATCTTGGCAACTGAGAGTATAACACTCATGAATCCAACAGTGTCTTTTCTTTAGAAGTTTACTTATTAAAATTTTTATTTTTCTTATCATATTCTAGTAAAATTGTTTAGCGGGCTTATCACACAATTAAATCCGCCTCCACTATCTGTTGTACTGGCTGCTGATGGTAAAGTCAACGTAAAGCTATTATACTCAGTAACACTACCTGTCCCAGCATAAGTAGGTGTAGTTGATATTCTAGAAGCAATTTTAAAAGATCCATAACATGTAGCTAAAGCACCATGACTAACTGCTGTCGTATTAGGAGGTGTAACTCCTCGGTAAGGAACATTCGTTCCTCGAGTACAACCCGTTAAAGTTTTTGTAGATATACCCGTATATTGAATAACTTCATTTTGGATAACCCCATAAGTCGAAGAAGTTGAATCAGTATCTGGAGAAGAAATCATAATGTATCCTGAAGTTGGAAAACCTGTGACATCTGCTAATTCAATTGTATCTTGAGTTGCATTAATACTTGGAGTGGTAGTTGTTTGTAATTGTAATCTTTCAATTGAAACTCCACCAACCGGTTCTTTAACCTCTGTAAATCTAACATAGTCATTAACCTCTAAGCCACCAAATGGAAATTTAAAAGTTAAAGTAGTAGTACCCGCTGTTGAAAAAGGATTATTAGGTAAAAAATCTTGTGTTGCAAATTCTGTTCTTGCAGCTCGTGGATGTTCTAATGCTTGAGGATCAGCTCCTCTAGGTTTAGGAAATAATTGTGGTTGCTTTGGTTCGTATTCTGACATGTGTACCCACATGCCTGTCCATTCTCTAACCATTTCCCTATAAGGGAAGGCTAATCCAGAACGATCAGAAATCATTAAGGAATATTTACCTTTAGAAAAAACTCCCATTATGTATATGCTGGATAGTATGTCTTAGGTGTAATGTATGTACTAGACGCTGATCCATCCTCTTTTAAAGCTCTTGCCAATTCATCTTCGTATAACAGCTTTAATTCTTGTGTTCTTTGAGGAGCAAATTTTTGTGCTAAATAAAATGCTAGCCCAGCTGTCATACAAGGGACAAATCTATATGGAACATCAGTTGCATTCGTAAAGACGCCTGCATCTTGAATTCTTTTTGTAAAATAAATATGCAAGAAATTACTTGCTGCTGTTGAATTTGGTGTTGGGTAAATCGTTAAAGTAACTTTATCAATAAATCTTTGTACCCAAAATTGAGAGGGTGTAGATTGAGTTAACTTGTTAGCAGTTCCTGCATAATCCGATCTATCAATCTTAGACATTGCTGTATCTGCTTCTGAAGTTGTACCTTTATTTGTTCTATAAGCACACTGAGTAATATCAGATAATCCATATGTGGTAGTATCTGTGGTTCCGCCAACTGTCGTTGCAGAAGTTCCATCACCCGTTGCTCTATAAAAAATATATTCCGCTTGGCCTTGAACAAGATCAACATTAGTATCTCCTACTTCCCAGTAGTGAATACCTCTATTACCCCATTCTTGAAATAAAATATTTAATGATCTACGTGCAGATTTTATTTGATTTCCTGAACTACCTACTAAGCCAATTCGTTCATAAGCATCAGTTATAATATCATCAATTGCGTACGTTTTATCAAACGTAACTGTGCCAGAAGTGGTATTTGCCATCTAGCCTCCTAACCGTAATAAACGGTTACATGCGTTGTTATTGCGTTCGTCACTTTTAAACTTGTATCAACCTTAATTCCTGTTCCTGGTAACATTATGCTTCCATGGACAGGAGCTTTATGATCCGTAGTATTAGAAGGTGGAACATCAATAACCCATACAGCTGTTGTATCATCATTTACTGTAATTGTTCCTGCTGCCACATTCGTAGGCTGGGACCAAGATACTCCTAAAACTCTTGCTGGACCATCAAATACAGTTGTCGTACTAGCCGACGTAATATTTTTTGTTTTTATATCAACTGGATATGTACTCATATTTTCTCCTTAGTCGTGAG